GTGGGGGCGGTGGTGCCAGTGGGGATCGAACCCACGACCCGCGGTTTAAGAGACCGCTGCTCTGCCAACTGAGCTACAGCACCATTCGATGGTGGGTCATCACCCTGTGTGAGCGGATTTCCTGGCCCGCTCAACCCTTCTGTGAGTGCTGGTGAAGCAGGGCTCGAACCTGCGACACACGGATTAACAATCCGACGCTCTGCCAACTGAGCTATTCACCATGGTGGTGATGGGCCCCCGCGCTCAAAGGCAGCAGGTAGACCCATCATCCGCAGACTCCCCCGGGGTCGAACCGGGACCCTCTGGTTTTGGAGACCAGCGCTCTGCCTTCGAGCTAGGAGCCTAATACCCCGGGGACCGCTGTCCCCGAGGCTTTTTGATGGTGGGTCATCACCCTGTGACGCTGTTAGTTGGCGAGTGCGTAAGAACTCTTTGATGTGGCGTGTACCACGCTACCACACTCAGCGGCGCTTGCTGTACTTCACCAGCTCCACCGTGAGGTAAGAGAACGTGAGAACCACGCCGCCGACCATGGCCAGGTTGAGGGCGATACCGAAGCCGTACGCCATGAGGAGGCCGGGGTTCACGAGCGAGGCTTCTTCCAGTCCGAGGTGCTTCCGTAATCGTAGGACTGGTGCGCCTTGATGGAATACGCGAGGTAGTCCACCCAGAATAGAAGCACCGCCCCTGTCGGAATGCCCAGCATGAACCCGCCCCATCTACGCAGCACGAGCTGGCTCCGCGCTGGGATCCACGTACACCGTGTCGAGGCGCTGCTTGCGCATTCGCTTCTCCTCGGCAGACAGATCGACATGAACCTCAGTGGCGTCGATGTCAGCCAGGTACAGAGACGAAAGGGCCCTGTTCATGGCATCTCCCGACGACTCAAACGGTGCAACGTAGGTGACCTCGTACTTGGCCTGGGTCATGTGCTCTCCTTCTCGATGATGGCATCGAACTGACGCCACGCATCAACCATGCGGGAGTCGTCGTTGCCGATCCCAGCATGGTACATGAGGTTGATGAGTTTGTCAAGCTGAGCAATCACTTCTGGCCCTCCTTGATGCGAGCGATCTCGCGGTTGACGTACCAAGCTGCCTTCTCCAGGTCCTGGATCTCGGTCTCCTTGGACTTGAGCCCGGCCCGTGCGATGTACTTCACCGCGTTACCGCGGTTGAACATCATTTGCTCGGTGAGCTGGATGACCTCGATGCCCTTGTAGGAGGTGTAGTGCTTGGGGTGGTTGATGTCATCATCCTCCTCCACCTCCTTGGCCTTGATCGTGTCGAGCTTGGCGAGCTGCTGCTTCTGGTAGACCAGGCTGGCCACATCCACGGGGTGAAGCCAGGTGTGGTGGAGCACGATGTCTCGACCGTCCTTGACCAGCTTGTAGAGGTCGCCCCCACCGATCTGTTGGGCCACCCAGGCCGCACCCGGCTCCTCCACCTTGGTCTCCGGGTTGATGATGGTCACCCATCCCGCGACCTGCGGCATGTTGCGATAGGTCATGCTGTTTCCTCCTCCTCTAGTGATGTGACTGTTCCGCGATGCCGCACGGGCTCCACGTAGATCCGCGCAAAATCCAGCGCGTTCATGTTCCGGGCCCGGGCCAGGGACGCGTGTCCCCAGCAGAGGCCGATGCTGGACTGCTCCTCGTGGCAGAGCCTGACGGGGCATTCCTGGCCGTTGTACGTCTTGAGGTAGCCGCGCTTGGGCGTCAGCTCCTTCCCTGCGCGTCGTTGGTTGTAGTGCCCGGCGCAGAGCCCCTTGGCGAGGATCCCCGTCGTGCAGCCAAGGAACAGGCAGGTGTTGGGGCGGTTCCTAGGCACGGAGCCTCGCAACCACCACGGTGAGCAGGTCGTCGAGGTTTACCTCGATCTGGCCGTTGTCGTCCGGCTCGAACCCGATTTCCGTCGCCAGGATGGCGCAGATCGTGTTGAGCTGGAGGAGCGGCTCCATATCCTCAATCTTCATAAGATCAAGTCTACACGTGCACGTGGAACACCTCGACGAACTTACTGCCTTTTGGTGAGACGTCCTGGGTGCGAAAGATCGCCTGGCCGACGTACACCGACCAGAAGCCGTGGTCCAGATGGACCGAGAGCGGGGCGTCATCGCTCTTCACGGGGGAGGCCGTGGCGTCCCGGTTGAGGTACACGGTGCCATTCGTGAGGACGTAGATGGCCTCTCGGCTGACGTAGCCGACGTCCCCGCTCCTGAAGTCGCGGATCTGGCGGATGAGCTGGCTCTGGGGGATCCTGTTGTTGCTGTAGGTCATTTTGAGGCCTCCTTAGGCGTATGGGGGTCGATTTCGCGTATTTTTGACAATATACGCGCATATGAGCAGAAATACGGCGATTGAGCCGAAAAACGGGTCCATCAGCGCTTCTCCGGGCAGTTCTCGTCCCAATGAAGCTGCCGAAGGCTCTTCGCGGCCGAAATCGCGTGCTGAGGGCACTCTTCGACCGCCTCTTCGCTGATCACGAGCCCGCAATCGGCCTTCGGGCACGGGCAATCGTCTTCCAGGGCGGTTCCGGTCCAGGATCGGCCTATGTGCATGCTCAAAACAGCGTCACCGCCATCTGCTTCTCCATGTCGTCGATCTCCTGGCGCAGGACGCCCCAGGCGTTGCGGAACAGCCGGTACTGGGCCTGGAGGTCCACCACCTTCTGGTTCAGGGCCTCCAGGCGGATCTTCTTGTCCGCCAGGGACTCCTCGGGCACCACCACGGCGGCCATCAGGCGGCCTCCGCCGCACGAAGGTAGCTCTGGAGGATCGCGGCATCGGCCGCATGCGTGGGCGTCTTCTCCTCACCCTCGTCGACGTTGGCCATCACGTGCTTAATGGCGATCTCCTGGCGAACCAGCTCCACCAGCTTGCGGTACTTCTTCTTGTATCCCATGGTTCCTCCTAGTTTCCGGCAATGCCGATATTGCGGCGGAGGGACCCGATGTCCACCGCCTCGAAAGAGTTTCGAACGCCGTTGCCGATGACCCAAGGCTCGAAAGAAATGGTGTCGAACGTGTCCGCGTCCACGTACGCGTTCCACGTGCTCTGAATGGTGCGGCTAGCGGCGCCTGCCGCGTTTGCCATCTGGGCTGTGGCGTTGTTGATCGCCTCCATGCTTGCCTGACGGGCCTGTTGGCGCTGCTCTAGCTCGGCCTGGTCAATGGCGCTATTGGCCACGCTGAAAAACTCGCGCCACCAGCCTGACCAGCGCCAGAACCGCTCACCATCACTGTTCGTGCTGAACGACCCGGCGTAGCCTGCGTGGTTGTGCTTGATCCAATCCCTAAGCGCCTTAAGCATCTGGAGCTGATGAGTGTCGTCCTCCCGGATCCACTCCGCCACCCGGTCGCAGGTCTGCTTGAGGATCATCACCTGGTTGAAGACAAGTTGGTTCTGCGCACGGTGCAGCCGGGTCTCGTACCAGGGTATCTGATTCATCCAGATGTAGACCTGGGAGTCCAGCCGGTCGACGACGGCGGTGCTCACACTACCTCCCAGACTTCGCCAAGCTCCGCCGGAGTGAACACGTCGATAGAGCCGTCGGCAGGGTCCACCAGCCACTCGCCGCGCATCAGGTGTGTGTAGCCCCAGCCGATCATGTCATCGGTGATCTTGAGCGTGTACTCGTAGTCCAGCCACTTGTTGACGATATTACCCATCTCCCTGGCCGACTGGTCAACCCAGCGGATGGCCCGGGGCCCGCGCCCCTTGCGCTTGATGCTGACTTCCATGCTTCCTCCTTCGTGTTGCTTACTTGTTTATCTTAGGGCCCCGAAGGGCGGGGTGTCAAGCCAGGAAGTGCACTAGGATCAGAACAACACCGAGCCCGACCAGGAACAGCGACACCGCATCCGGCGTGCGGATCGGCTTCCGCGGCGGCTGGGCGGCCTCCAGTGCCACGATCTTCGCCTCGACCTCCGCGATCTCGTTGGACCGGATGCGAGCTAGCGTATCGAACCCCATCGACCAGTCCGTGCGCTCCTGGCGCACCATCACACGGTGGGCGCTCTTGAGGGCGCGGATGCGGTGGCGGTTGTTCATGCCAGCCTCCATTCCCGGCGGAAGGACTCCATGCCGTCATGAAACTCCACGTCACACTCCCCATCCATCGTGATCACCATGCCGCGAG